GTGAAGGCCATCCTTCTTAATATTGATAGCCCGGGCGGCGAAGCGAACGGTGCTGCCGAACTCTCCGAACACGTTTTTGCGGCCAGGGAGCGGAAGCCAATTTACGCCTACGTTGGTGGGCTTGGTGCATCGGCAGCCTATTGGATTGCTTCGAGCACGAGCAAGGTCTTCGCTTCAGAGACCGCTCTTCTGGGCAGTATCGGTGTTCAGACAGTCGTGCGATCCAAGGACAAGTCCGGGGACATGAGTTTCGTCAGTTCCGTATCTCCAAACAAGAATCGTGATCCATCGACGGAAATGGGCGCCCGCGAAGTGCAAAGAACCGTGGACGATCTTGGTGCAATCTTTGTTCAGAAAGTCGCGCGAAACCGCGGCATCAATCCGGAAGCCGTTATCGAAAGATTCGGCCAAGGGTCAATATTCATCGGCGAAAAATCCCTTGAAAAGGGAATGATTGACGCCATAACTACTTTTGAAGGTGCGCTTTTGTCCATTCAAGAAGAAATCGAACAAAACGGCTCGCCGGCCCCATTGTCAGAAGGCGACTTCGCCAAGGCTGTGGCTGATGCAAGGCGCTCGGAATCCGAGCGAATCCTCGGCATTCAGGCCCTGGCCAAAGGGCGGGTATCATCCGAGTTCACAGCATCCCTAATCTGCGAAGGGGTCAGTGTCGAACAGGCCGCGTTACGGATCCTGACGAAATCTGATGAAGATCGTGGCAAGAGGATTGCGGAGCTTAAGAAGGCGGATGAGGCTTTGGCTGGTCTAAGTGCCAAGCCTATGGAAAATGCTGACGACTCCTTTGAATCAGACCTCAGGCTGGCCGCCAGCGTCGGCCTTGTCTCACTTGCCTAGGAAGCACCATGGGATACGCACCAGAATTCAAAAAGCAGGGCGAATATAGCCCGCAGGACCTTATTGCGGGAGACTTTCCGCTCAAATCTGAATCGATCACCATCGAGGCAGGCCAGGTCCTTAAGCGGGGCTCGGTCCTGGGTAAGAAGACAACCGGAGGGAAGTTCGTTCTCTCGGCGAAGCTCACGACTGACGATAAACCTATTGCAGATGGCAGCGAAAAGCCCCTTCGGATTCTTGCCGAGGACATCGATTCGACTGCTGGCGATGCACCAACCATCGCCTATAAGACCGGAAGCTTTTTTGCGGGTGGCCTCACGCTCGGAAAGGGCCATTCGGTTGAATCGATAAAGCCCGATTTTGAAACTCGCTCCATTTTCATTGAAGGATAGCCCTCTCTTGTCTCATTCTCTTTACTCTACCTACCACCTTGATCGCGTGGTCCAGCGCCTCCGCCAACAGCCCAGGTTCTTCCTAAACAGGTTCTTTAAGGAGGAAGTTACTCACGAGACCGAGGAAATCTTCTTCGATACGGTCGAGAATTCGGAAGGCATTACACCCTTCGTTCATCCACTCCACGAAGGCAAGATTCTGACCCACAAGGGTTATAAGACCAATTCATACAAGCCTGCGTATGTTAAAGAAAAGGTTGTCCACGACCCTGAGCTGCCGCTCAAGAGAATGGCTGGCGAAGCATTTGGAGGCACGATGTCGGCTGAGCAGCGACTCCGGCTCCATGTGATCAATGATGTCAATAGGCTTCGGGAACGCCTCAACAACAGGCTTGAAGTCATGGCCGCCGAAGTCTGTAAGACCGGAAAGGCCCTGATCAAGGGAGAAGGCTTTAATCACCTCGTTGACTTTGGCCGTGATGCTTCACTTACGATCGACCTGTCGAAGCAGGATACAAAGGCTGAAGACAAGTGGTCAAACCCGGACATGAAGATGACTGAGTTCCTTGAAGCGAAGAGCCAGCTCGTCCGGGATAAATCCAATCGCGCCGCGAGGGCCACAGACCTCATTATGGGGCCGACCGCCTGGAACTGGTTCAGGGCCAACAATGAAGTGAAGAAATCTGCTGAACTCCTCAGAAATGTGGATAGCACGATCGTCCTTACTCCTTCAGAGCAAACCGAGGATATCCAGTACAAAGGGCGCTTTGGTGATTTCGATGTATTCGTTCACTATGGCCGCTACCTCGACGATGGCGTCGAAAAGCGTTTCCTTGAACCAAATGAAATCATGCTAATGGGCAAATCCATTGAAGGCGTCCGGCACTTCGGAGCGATCAAGGACCTTAAAGCTCAGATCAGTGCGCGACAGTTCTTTTTGAAGAGCTGGGAAACGGAAGACCCCTCGCACCGCTACATCATGATTCAGAGCGCTCCTTTGCTCGTCCCTTACGATGCAAACGCGTCCTGTCTTATCAAGGCAAGCTGACAGGCCAAAGGCGTGGACGAGATCTTCATAGGCGTGAGTGGGCGGAAGGTGGAAGTGACGTTCTTCGAGTATAGCGAGAAGACTTCAACCGTGAAACCCTCCGCCCTGCCGACGAAGACCCTGATCCTTGTGCCGACCGAAGATGCTGGCGAGTTTCCGCAGCGAATGGCTGTCGTTCGGGAAGCAACTGGCGAAAGATATTTCGTTAAAGAACTCATGCACTCAGGAATTGGCCTCATCGAAGTTACTCTCGAAAAGCAGGTGTCACGTGAAGCGATCGCACATGGGAAATTCTAGAGTTATTCGGCGCAAGATCAGGGAGAGGATCCGGGATGTACTGCGGCTTCAGATCCCAATCAATCGCTTCAGCGCCAGAACCGCTGCACTCTCAATCGAAGATCTGCCGGCAGCTCTGGTTTACTTCCCGAGTGAGAGGCTTCTGGAGCCGGTTGGTGACTCTCAGGAGAGAGAGCTGGAACTTCGGGTCGAGGTCGCGGTTCGCGCGAAGGTGGATCCGGAAGACGAGGTCTTCGACCTCGCAGATCAGATAGAGGAAGCCCTTTTGGCGGATGTAAAACTTGAAGAACTGCTCTCCTCGATCGACCTTGAATCAGCCGATTTCGTGATCGACGGCGAAGGGGATTCGGTGATCGCAGCCGCGCAGCAAACGTACCGACTCAAATATCTAAGCGAAGAGCCGGACGCCCTATGATGCGGGAGATTTCAGAGCTGAGCCGGCGCATGTCGAACATGATCCTGCCAGGGGTTGTCAAGGAAATAGACCACGAGAAGGCCCTCGTCAGGGTGCAATCAGGGGATCTGGAGACCGAATGGCTTCCCTTCTTCCAGCGCCGTACCTGGAACACTATCGACTGGGATCCTCCATCTGTGGGTGAACCCTGCCTTGTGCTGTCTCCTGGGGGTGAGCTCGCCGCAGGTTTCGTCCTGGCCGGCTTATACTCTGGAGCCCAGCCGGCGCCATCCCAGGATCCGAACACGACCATGCGGAAGTTTTCCGACGATATGACATATTCCTACGATCTTGGAACCCATACACTGACCTTCACGCGAGCGTCCGGTCTCAAGCTCCAGATCAAAGCCGATGACATTGCATTTGATGTGAAGACCGCGTCGATAAAGAACGCCCAGGGGGAGCTGATCGCACTTCTTGCTGAGGCCCTGGACATCATATCCAAGTCCAAAACTCCAACGTCGAATGGCCCGCAGCCTTCGACCGAGAGCGCGGCCCAGCTACCGCCCATTGTTGCGAAACTTAAGAGCTTCGCGGGGTAGGCGCCAATGATTGGAATGGACGAAATCACAGGGAAGGTCATCGAGGGTGAGGACTACATCCGGCAATGCGTCCGGCGCATCCTCAAGACTCTGAAGCGCTCGATGATCATGCATCGCGAAGTCGGCCCGGACCTTCAGCCCTATCTTGCCCTTCCGACGACCGATATCTGGATGCTGAGTCTGACAGGTGAAGTTATTCAAGGCATCGAAACCATGCTGCCCGAGGTCAAGGTCGCCAGCGTGAATGCCACAGCCGATGACGGACAGTTCCAGACAACCGTTTCCATTAAGTGGGGAGAGTCAGTTTTCATCGTGAGTAGCGCCTCTTGATAAAGGTTCCGAAAATCGAAGAAGACCTCAGCTACGAGCGCATTTTCGCCGAAAAGCTGAGTGGCCTGACAACGAGCTACCAGACGGAGATGCCTTCTTTCGAGTCGCCATCTCCTATTGACCCGGCTTTCCGAATCCTGTCCGAGCTGGCGATGACTGAGCTGATGATAAGAGCGCGGATCAATGCTGCTGCCACTGCGCAGCTCCTTCGCTACTCAGAAGACCTTGATTTCCTGCTCTTCGGGATGAGGCGCGACGGGGAATCTCTTGAGGCTTTCCGCGAGCGGATCCGGCTTAACCTCCACCTCGCTTCGCCCGCAGGCCCCTTGGAAATGTATCGATCGCTGGCCCTTGCGGCAGCCAATGAGGGTGCCCGGACACCCGAGGAGTTCCAGATTGTGGATGCCTTCGCGGAGACTGCGCAGGACAAGGTCGTACTTCACCTTCAGCCGAACAGTAGGTTGGCGGTTGATATGCCCGCAGTTCTGAAGAAGGTGACGAATTTTCTAAACCTTGAGCATATCAAGCCGGCATTTGACCTGGTCGAAGTAAAGGCTGCCACACCGAAGCGGGTAAATGTCTCGGGAACTGCACGTCTTTCTCGCGGAAATGGCTCGGCATTTCTCAAAGGACTTACGGACAATCTGTCCGCAAGTCTTCTGACTGCTTCGTGCCTGGGCTGGAGTTTACCCCTATCCTGGATCTATGCCCAGCTACATGTGCCTGGAGTGGAGTCAGTGTCGATTCTTACGCCCATCGCAGATATTCCAGTTGGGAAGAGTGAATACATAGTCCCTGGATCCATTGTCATCAACCTGGCCAGCGCATGATCGAGAAGCATTTTAGAAAGGTACTTCCCAGGTATTCGCCCGAAGTGACCATTCCCATTCGTAACGGGCAAAATCCGAGATTTCATGAGACCATGCTATGGGAGTTTGCTCTTGGCGACCTCGAACAATATATCCTCGACATTGAGAGCATCTTTCCCGATATCATTAATTTTTTGAAATACCGGGGCACAATCCATTCAATGAAGCTAGCGCTTGCATGGGTTGGTTTTCCATCCCCGGCAATTGTAAGGCTGTCCCGCACCAGCTACGAAGTCGATCCTGGAAAGCCCTTCAACAATCTTCAGCTCCGGGCAATACAGAGCGCATGCCGGCAGTCCGCGCCGGCCACAGCCGTTCTTAAGCGAATATTCCACAAAGAAGAGTCAGTGAGTTTCTAAATGTCCGATCAAAATTATGTCCATGGGATCCGCGTTGTAAAAGGCGGAAATGAGGTGCGTGTTGTCCTTACGCCGAACCAGGCTGTTGTCGGGGTGGTGGGGACCGCCCAGAACGCTGACGCGAAGCTTGAGTTCGAGAAGCCCGCGGCCTTCCTCAAAAAAGAGGAGGCGTTGAAACTAATCCGGCCTGATACGGCGAAGGCAGATAATGGGACCCTTTATTCATCCGTGAAGACGATCTTCACGCAGGGGGCGCGTACTGTCGTAGTTGTGCGCGCAAAGTCGGAATCCGCAAAGGATATTTCCGCTGCAATCGAGAAGTTTTTGGAGGCCGAAGCGCTGACCAATTACAAGCCAAAAATCCTCTGCGCTCCAGGACATACCGCAGTAATTCCGACCCAAACGCCGGCACCAAACCCTACGCCGGCACCAAACCCTTCCCCAAACCCGGATCCTGATAGCGACGAACCGGGGCCTGTAAGGGCTGTGTCCGACGCAGTAAATAAGTTCCCTGCAAACGTACGAGAGAAAGTTAAAAATCATGGCTGATGTGCTTGCTGATCCTGTAGCTGCGACCCTTAAGACGGTCGCCAAACGCCTAAACGCAATCGCTATTGCTGATGCTCCCGATGGAAAGCAGATCGAGTACCGGAATGCAAACGGTAGCGAAAGGCTTTACATTGTCAATCCCAAGGCCAAAGAGCTTTCCGGGGACAATTTCATAGACCTTCCCGGAAGTGCGCATGCGGCGGGCGTCTTCGCGACAATCAACTTTTGGGAAAGTCCGTCAAACAAAGAGATTCAGGGAATTGTTGGAACGTCGAGACCGATTTCTTTTGCACTGGATGACCCGGAGTCGGAGGGCCAGAGGCTCAACGCAATTCAGGTGGCGACCATCGTTCGGATGAACGGCTTTCGTCTCTGGGGTGTTCGAGGGACTGGTGATCAGACCGACCTTAAGACCAACCAGATCCAAAAAGTCAGGATCAGCGATGCGATCAAGGAAGCGCTGATTTCGTCCCACCTTTATGCTGTCGCGCGAAACCTGACAAGGACCTATTTCGAGACTGTGACAGCCAGCGTGAACCGATATCTTGCTGACCTACAGGTTCTCGGGGCTATCGCGGGCGGATTTTGTTATGCAAAAGACGAAGCCAACACACCTGAAAGCCTTTTCGACGGCAAAGCCACATTTGTCTATGAGTACACGCCATCTCCTGTGGCTGAAACCCTGACATTTGAGGAACAGATTACCGATAAATTCCTCGCCAATATCGTGAAGTAAGGACCACCTCATTTGTCTCTGCCCAAATTTTTGAAGAATTTTAATGTCCAGATCAATGGCTTCGATTACAAGCTACGCGCTGAGGAAGTCACCCTCCCCAAGATCAAAGTTAAAACCGAGGAATTCCAGGCATCGACGATGCATGGACCGATGGAAGTGGGGGTCTCCCTGGAAAAACTCGAAGCAACCCTGAAGTTGCTTGAGATTCCATCGGAAATTCTCCTGGCGACAGGCTTTTCGGTTGGCGGTTTTGTAACAACACTTATCACTGGTGCCCGCCAGAGGCAGGGTGCCGATGCTGAGCCTTTGACGGTGATCCTCCAGGGCTGGATCAAGGGCCTCGATTTCGGATCCTGGAAAGCAGGCGATATCAAAGCCGCGTCCCTTACGATTGAGATGGCCGTAAATCGATACTCATTTGCGCTCGATCAGGTGCCCCTCATCAATATTGATTTGGAGAACGGCGTCCAATTCATCTCGGGGGCTGACTATGGTGAGTCCATCCGCAAAGCTCTGAGGTCCTGATGCTAATCAAACTCCTGAACCCCTTTGATCACGGCGGGGTTCGCTACGAATCGTTGGAGGTGCCCGACTATCTTCAAGTTGGGCACCGCCGGGCCTATGCAAAGCATAAGGACCTGGAAGCTGAGGAGGCAGGCGTCGCCCTCTGTGCTGCGCTCTGCGAAATCCCGGAGGCCGCTTTTGACCGGGTCTCGCTCAAAGACTTTGAACGGATCACCAATGCGGTTCGGGATCTTTTTGCGGGGGATACCGGAAAAAAGTCCACGTCTCGCCCGAAGAACGGAACATCGCGAGGGTCGTAAGGCTCCTTCATCGTGAATATGGGTTTAGCGCCGCTGAAGTTCTTGGAATGAGCGAGGATGACTGCATCTTCTGGCTCTCCTCGCTCGACAGTGATTCCTCTCCGGGAGCCTTGGCAGATGACATTTGGGAAAATGCTGAGTGACGAATAAAAAACAGGTCATGGTCGAGATTGCCGCCTCGTTCCAGCAGTCTTTTGAATCCGTCTTCATGTCAGCTGGTGAGCGGTTAGGAAAACTCAAGGCCAGGCTTTCTGAACTCAATAGCGCGTCGAAGGAGGTCTCAGGACTCCGAAGTCTCCAAGCTGAAACCGGGCGGCTAAACGCAAGACTAGCGGAAGCGTCGGCCCGTATCCCGGGTCTCAAGGCGGCCCATGAGGCGGCTGCCCGGGCGCAGGCTGACCAGAAGAGGAAAACCCTGGAACTTTCAGCTGAGGCTCAAAAGCACCTGGGGATCCTCAAGGAGTCAAAGACCAGATACTCCGACCTGAAAGCCGAAATCTCCAGCTCAAACAAGGTGCTGTCCGACCGTAAATCCGAACTGAAGGCGTCCAGGGCCGAACAGAGGTCGCTTGAGACAGCCCATAGGCAAGCCTGGGAAGCGCTCGGCAAACTGACTGAAGAGGAAAAGACGAATGCCGCGCTTCTTGACAGAGGCAGCTCAGCAGCCGCCGAGCATGCTCAGAGAATTGCCGCAGTGCGGGGTGAAATTGGTCGCCTGACTGCGGCGAGAACAGAAGAGAAAAAGCGAAGTGAGGCCCTGCTCCAGGAAATCAAAGCTCACGACGCAGCTCTTGCCGGGCAGAAGGACAGGCTTGCTACTCTTCGCACTGAACAGGAAAAGTGCGTCGAGGCACACAGGAGCGCGCAGGCGGCTCTGAAGTCCCACACGTCAGTTCTCAAAGCAGAGCACGCGGAGCTGTCCAAAAACGGCCAGAGTTTGAAGGATCATGAGGAGGCTCTTTCCAGAGCTGAGGCAGAGCTGAAGGATGCAACCAATGCCCTGGATGCTCAGACAATCGCCCTCAAGCGGCACGAAGACGCTCTGCAGGCAGCCGGCTATGAAGTCAAGGATCTTACGAAACTCGAAAATCAACTTGCCGCAGCTTCCGCCCGCGCTCAACGAAGCCATGATCTGGCTGCCCGTGGCAAAAGACTAAACGACCGAGGGCGGGAGCTTCGCTCGGATATCACCGGGGGAGCCTTTGAAGTCGCGGGTATGGCCATCGCTCTGGGCGCCCCTGTCAAAATCGCAGCCGAATTTGAGCATGCAATGGCGAAGGTCGGCGCGCAGACAATGGCCAGCACAGAAGAGCTCAAGATGCTCGAAGCCGAGGCAAGAAAACTTGGCGACTCCACGGTATTTTCATCCTCAGATGCAGCCTCCGCACAGTCGTTCCTTGCGCAGGCTGGATTTGGCATCCAAGACATCGCTGATTCGTTGAAAGGTGTTCTGGACCTCGCAGCAGCTGGGGGAACCGACCTCGGAGAAACAGCGGAAATGGCATCGAATATGCTCGCGGGATTCTCCCTCGACGCGACGGACATGGTTCGTGTGGCAAACGCGATGACGGCGACGTTCGTTTCATCGAACACCGACCTTCGTGATCTCGCAGAGACGATGAAGTATGTCGCCCCGGTTGCCTCTGGCCTTGGGGCATCCATCGAGGAAGTTGCGGCTGCTTCCGGCCTTCTGGGCAATGTGGGTCTTCAGGGAAGCATGGCCGGTACGGCTCTTCGGGCTATGTATCAGCGTCTGGCTTCTCCACCTGCGGCTGGTCGCGAGGCTCTTGAAAAGCTTGGTATAGCAACAAGGGACGCTCACAAGAATCTCCTTCCGCTCCCCGAAGTCCTGGAAAAACTCGACAGGAAAATGGCGAAGATGGGAACTGCCGAACGCGCGAAGTATATCAAGGATATCTTCGGGGAAGAAGCGGCCGCTGGCGCTACTGAGCTATTGGACAAGGCAGGGGCCGGTCAGCTCGAATTTGAAATCAAAAAGCTCCAGCTGGCGCCCGCCTTCCGCCAATCACTTAAGTATGTTCAGGATAACATGACCTCGGACGACTTGAAGGGTCTCGAACAGCGGTTCGGTATCGCATTCAAGGACGGCGCAAAGTCGGCAAACGTAGCCGAGTTCGCGAAGGCTTTTGAAGGCCTAAAAGGGGCGGACTTTGAAAAGCGCTTTGCCGAGATCTTCAAGATAAAGCCCACAATAGACAAAACTGAGCTTGACCTTGAATCTGATGCTGCCAAGAGCAAATTGAAGTCATTGAAAATTAGCGAGGTGGGTGCAAACAAAAAGCAGAAGTCGAATGACGAGCTGACCAAGGAAATCGAGTCAGCTCTGGCTGGGCTTCCTGAGCCCGAACGGCTTCAAGCCATTTCGATTCTCTTTTCCCGTTCAAGAAATGAGCTTAGTGCTCTCATGGAGGAAGCGGCGCAAGGTAGCGATAAGTTCCGCAGCTTGACTGATGCGTTGGAGAAGACAAACTCGGCTGAGGAGATTTCAAATCGCCTCAACTCGACAACAGTTGGCGCGTGGAAGACTCTCCAGTCAGCACTGGAAGCCGCAGCGATTTCTGCCGGCGCCGTCTTTCTTCCTGCGCTCTCAGAGGTGATGAAGACGATAGCGGATGCCATGCGTTCGGTCTCAGGCTTTGCGACAGAACATCAGCAGCTCGTGAAATGGATTGGCTATATTGCGGCGGGCCTGGTACTGGCAAAGGGCGCAGTCCTTGGATACAAGGCCGCACTCTGGGTCTTGAACGGCGCGCTCCAGATCATTACAATTGCTCAGAAAGCCTGGAACCTCGTCGCCAGCAAAAATCCGGTTGCGCTCATCATCCTTGCCGCTGCTGCGCTCGCGCCTCTCGCCATTGCTGTCTATAAGAACTGGGACGGGATTATGGGCTATGTGAAAGAGAAGTGGACTCAGCTCAAGGCAATATTCAAGGCAGTCTGGAAGGTGATCGAGCCTGTCGCCCAGTTCACGCCCCTTGGTGTGATCATAAAGAACTGGGATCCAATTGTCGGATTCTTCACGAGGCTCTATGAGCGGCTGAAGCCCATATTCCAGTCGATCGGGAAATTTTTTGGCCTCGGCGACACGATAGGAACGTCAGTTCCTGAAGGAATGCTTATTCCAGCAGGCTTTGGAAACTCGACCCGTCTTCCGGAAATCACTTCAACCCGGATGCAGGCCGTTTCTTCCAATCGCCAGCAAAACTACCATATCAACCAGCGTTTCGATATAGCCGTTGAGGGGGGAGATAGCGCCCCAAAAGAAACGATGCAGAAAATCAAGTCTCAGATGGTCGATGGATTTAACCCCGCCAACTTCAGCTTTGCCGACACGTTAGGATTCTGATTGGACATTCCGCTCATCAAGTCAGGCTTTCTTGCCAAGCTTGGCGACTTCATCTTCGAGCCCAAAGGAATATCGTTTCAGAAATTCGATCGCGAAACTTCATTCAATTGGTCTGAACTCAAAAGAATTGGTGGGGCTCCTCTTCGCCAGTTCCTTGGGTCCAGCGGTGAAAAGATATCAATTTCGGGGGTTGTGTACCCCCACTTTCGGGGAAAACTCAGCCAGATTTCTTACCTTCGCGCGATGGGACGCGCAGGGGTTCCCTACCAACTGATCGCAGCAGACAGCGAGAGCGGCCAGAACCTCGGCCAGTGGATCATCATAAATGTTAAAGACGGTCGCACACTGTTTACCGACGACGGCAAGCCTTTGAAGCTGGAGTTTGCGCTCGAACTGGAGAGTTATGCCCAGGACTCGTGAGTTGAAGATAGGCGATGAAATCGACCTTATCTGCTTTGAGCACTACGGCTTTTGCCGGGGATCGGTTGAGGCCGTTTTGCGTGCGAACTCTGACAAGATTCACCTTTTTGATGACCTTGGGCGGGTAACAGCACTGGAACGGCCCGAAAGTATCATCCTGCCGGATATCCCTGAGCCCGTCAGTATTCGAGCTCCACAGAGGCTTTTCAACTGACGACCCCCAATTTTAAAATTGTTGCTGACGGAAGGGACCTGACGCGCGAGATCAGGCGGCGGCTGCTAAACCTCACCATCAAGGATGAGGCCGGCCTCGAATGCGACTCGATTCAGCTTCATCTCTCCGACTCGCCTCCTATCGTGCCACCTTTGGAAGGGACACGCCTGGAAGTATCGCTTGGCTATGGCGGCGAGCTTTTCGATGTGGGCGTTTATGCAACGCGGCCTGTGTCGCTGAAAGGTCCCCCGGCGACAGCGACGATAGAGGCTGGGGTCCTCGACTGTTACCCCTCCCTGCGAATGCCAAGAAAAAAATCCTGGCGCCCGGGTTCACTCGAAAGCATGCTCAAGGAAATCTGCGGAACTCATGGACTCAAAGCTTCGATAGATCCTGTCTGTGGGCATATTCGGATTCCCCACGAAGACCAAACCGAGAGTGATGCAGCATTCCTGGCCCGAATTGCAGAGTACTATGAGTGCATTTTCAAGATCCAGCGGGATCATCTAATCTTCTATGATCGTGATTCCAGGACGACGCCCAGCGGAAAAGAAATCGCACCCCAAAAAATCCGAAGCATAATCGACTATGATTTCAAGTATGTGGCGGAGCCTGTGTTTTCAGGGGTCAAAGCGTTCTGGTGGGACAAAAGTTCCGCGCGCGAGAAATCAGTTTTATCTGGAAAGGAGGGAAAGGTTCATGCGATAAAGTTTCTGTTGAAAGATGAGGCTTCCGCTCGAGACGCCGCAGAGGCCAAACTCAGAAAGCTTAAACGCCTTTCTTCCAGACTCTCTATAACGACGCCTGGAAACCCGCTTCTATTTGCTGGTGGGCGATGCGTTATAGAGAATTTTCATCCCCAGATCAATGGCGAATGGATCATAAGCTCCGTCGAACATAGTCTTGATAACAACGGTTTCATTTCCAAAGTCACTTCGGAAGGAAAAGCTTCTCAATGAAGATAGCTGCTGCATTTTTTTGTCTTCTCATCGCAACGTCCACTATATTCGCACAGGAATTTCCTGATAAGCGGCATCCAGTTGATGAAAATATCTGGACCAGTGATGAATTTGTTAACGCCACGCGCGGGCGAGATATCGTTATTCGGCGACTGCCAAAGGACAATAGCCCTTGCAATAACCCTGATAAGTGCCCGCCCGCGATTATCATCGATGCAGAAAAGGGCAATACAAACGTGAAGGGCAAGCTGAACGCTGACGCACTCTATATTGGTGGAGAACCGATAATCAACCAAAGGGGCGAATGGGTAGGGAGCACCGATAATCTTCGTGGCCCCCAGGGGGTTCAGGGACCGAAAGGTGAAAAAGGAGAAAGCTGCACGATCCAGCAGGACTTTATTGTCTGTGGAGACTTCCGGGTTTCACTTGAGACGCTTCGAGGCCCGAAAGGCGATCGAGGCCCGCAAGGCGTCCAAGGACCGCAAGGACCACGTGGCCCCGAAGGTCCAGAAGGTGCTCAAGGAACAGTTGGGCCCACGGGTCCGCAGGGTTTGCCCGGACCCAAGGGTAATCCGGGCGAAAGCTGCAAGATCGAAAACGGATTTATCGACTGCGGAGGTTTCAAGAAATCGCTGGAAGAGTTGCGCGGGCCGCGTGGATTTCAGGGAGACAAGGGTGATCGAGGCGAGACGGGAGCCAAAGGCGACACTGGAGCCAAGGGTGACAAGGGAGATCCTGGCCAACCTGGGCTGAAGGGAGATAAAGGCGACAAAGGCGACAAAGGCGACAAGGGTGATTCAGGAGTGCCCGGCCTCAAAGGCGATAAAGGCCCCAAAGGAGACACCGGATCTGCTGGTGTCCAAGGCCCAAAAGGTGACAAAGGCGACCGCGGTCCTGAAGGCCCAAAAGGTTCTTTTGCGGGGTGCAGGTCCAACTATGTCGAGTCAACACTAATCAACGGGGGATCTGTCGTTGCTGAATGCATTGCCGGCGAAATAATGACAGGTGGCGGCTGCTACGTCTCACCTGGAAGTGGTGAGCAAGTATACATAGAGGCTTCCATGCCTTTTCCTGAAGACAACTTCTACCAATGCAATTTTGGCTTCAAAGGGTCAGTCAGCCCCAATCTTACGATCTCTGCAATGGCGGTTTGCTGCAAGCTGAATTGACCAATTTTAGATACTCATAATCTTAATCATTAAAGAAAGTTTTAAGTGAAAAATTTTGGATGGATCCGTGATTCACACGATCATCGCGATAGACGTTTTACATCGAAATCTGCGGTTGGACTGCCAGCTGTGGCAGATTTTAGAAACCGCTATCCCAGGGTCTGGGATCAGGACAACCTCGGATCCTGCACTGCCCAGGCTGTAGCTGCCGCTGCGCTCTACTCAGACATCTATGACGACGATACCAAGATCGTTGTCCCGTCTCGGTTGTTCATCTATTGGATGACCAGGAATATAGAGGGTACGGTTGACCGTGATGTTGGCGCAATGATTCGTAACGCCATCAAAGCGGTTGTTAAGTTCGGCTATCCTGTTGAGGATCTTTGGCCTTACGTTATCCGCGAGTTCAAAACCGTCCCAAGCGAAGCCGCTCAAAAGGCCGCTTGGAAAGAGCGCATTAAAGCGTACGAGCGCGTTGACCGAGACCTTAACCATTTCAAGGGGATCCTGAGCTCAGGCTACCCGATCATTCTTGGATTCTCAGTCTACGAATCAATATATCGCTCAGAGGTGAGGCGTACTGGGAGTATCCCTATTCCTAAGCGTGGTGAGAAGCTGGAAGGCGGTCATGCGGTGCTCGCGTGTGGATACGACGATAACCGGCAAGCTCTGATCATTCGTAATTCCTGGGGTGAGGATTGGGGTGAGAAAGGGTACGGCTACTTGCCTTATGCCTTCATAGAGACTCCAGGTTTGTCAGCTGATTTCTGGACAATTCAATAAATCAGACTGAGCTGTGGCGGAGCTAATTGCTCCGCCATTTTTTTGTGTACCACTACCCGCTTAACCTTTAGGTGTTGTTGAATGGTTGTCAAAAAGAAATCGACGTCATTGTCCGCTCTTGTTAATAAGAACGTGTGCGTTAAGAGCATTGTTCGAAGCGATGCTGGAGATCAGTTCTTTGACAATTGGATTACGAAAAAGCTACTTGCTTCGCACCTCGGCATGTCCATTAGCTTTGTGAACAAGTACATGAAGGAAGGACTGCCGTTCAGGCGGCGAGGACGATCAGTGAGATTTCGAGTGAGCGAAGTTGAGGAATGGCTTCAACGGAGATTCGCTTAATGAAGAAGTTCAATCCGAAGACCTATCAAGGTAAAAATCGCATTTATCCTCCTGTAACGGGCGCACCAAACGTGAGAAGAATTCTTGTCTGGGACGAAGCCAGAAAGGAGTATAGGCCACCTTCAAGAGGCAAGATTTATGTCGCTCGAAGATATGAGGTTGATGTCAGGGGGAAGAGGAAAAGAAAGTCTGGGTACTTTGAGAGTCTCGAAGACGCTCGCAATTGGCAATCCCATAATGATGACGCAGCCTCGGATTCGCAACAGAAACTTCCATCTTCACAACCAGCAAGTGGTCCCACATTTCAGGAGATTGTGATCGAATGGAAGAAACGCAAATTTCCGCTTTTGGGTAAATCTAGCAGAATATTTTATGGAGGAGTGTCGAGGCGACATTTTAAAATGCTATCCGATTATCCCATAAACTCAATTTCGTCAAAAGTCATAGACTTATGGCTTGCGGATAGGAAAGCCAATAAAGACGAATATCGAGCTGGTAGACGTTTTACCTTCGATCGTGAGCTGATGATACTCGGCCTCATCTTCAGGTATTACGAAGAATATTATGAAGAAGATACTAGTTTCAGGAATCCGATCAAGAAGCGACATTGGAAAGATGCAAAATTAAACGTCGTACGCCCGGCCCAAAACAAAGACTTGGAAAGACAGGATTTTGAACTCATGAAAGCGGAACTAAAGAAAACGAAGTATGGCAAAATCCTGAGTCCGTTTGCAACTACTCAGTATCATGAGGCACTCAGAGTTTCAGAAGTTGCAGCACTGAAGTGGAAACATATTATCTTTAACAAAGAAGATCCTAAAGAATCCCGGATAATAATCGAACAGCATGTTATTTATACCGTGGAGAACGGAGAACTTCCCAGCGTTGAACCGGGATTCAAAAATTCAGCGGCACTTGGCGGGACAAAGGCACTGCCGATGCTTCCTGAAACTTATGCGGCTTTGTTGGAGCATTATGGAGATGGAATCGGTAAAGATGCTGACGACTATGTGTTCCCGAATGAATGTGGGGACGTATTTAGATATCACATCGTTCATTATTGGTATAACTACGCTTTCAATAAGGCCGGCTTAAAATACACCGCTACGCACGTCATGCGTCATGGCGGGACAAACGAGGTCTTTGACGCGACCGGGGGTGATTATGGTATCGCAGGTCAGCTGTTAGGCGACGTATCTGATAGGGCCATAAAGACATACGCCAAACGTCGCAGAAGTGCTTTGACGGCTTTTGTCCAAGGTATGTGGACAAAAGAGGCACTTAGCCGTTAGGTGGTCGCAATTGGTCGCAAAGTCGGGGTGATTTGGGGTAGGTGTCTAAATTAATTGACAATTAGACCCTACCCCTTAAAACGGGACAAATGCTAACGAAGGCAATCGTGGTCGGGATTGCCTCTTACGGGCGATGGTGAACCATAAGCGAAGCCGGGGCGCGACGCAGCGGCGGCACGGGCAAAGGATCCAGTTTCAGAAGTTGATCCACGTCCCAGGCTCCCTCATCGCTCAAGAGTGGAGCCAGCTCCGGATTGCGCAGCACCTCCGCCAAGGGCATCCACTGTTCGTCGACCAGACAGAAGGGCGCCACCAGACGCAGGCCCATGCTGTAGTCCGCATAATCCGCGTGAAGCGTGGTGGCGAGATCCTGGAGTCGATGCCCCTCTGTTCCCTGCCAGCCATAGATGGCCGCGCGATCGGGATGTCCGATCAAGCGGGGTGTCATCACCAGGTCCTTCTTATGCCCTGCTTCCAGAAGACCGGAGCGCACCGCATACTGTTGCAGATCATGATCCAGCCGTTCTTCGTGTTCAAGCCAGTGCTGGAGAGGATCCCGCCCATCATTCATATTCATGGGCACAGACGGCTGGAGCACCTCGGCCTGACGATAAATGAGATCGACCATTTTCCGGGTGGGCAGATACATATTCCAGTGGGCCGCCAGACTCAGGGCATGACGTCCATTGACCGGGACATGCAGGGCGCTGTCGTTGTCACCGAGGGCCAGGTAATCGGGCATGACCCAAAAACTCAGTTCATGCCCGGCATGACGGGAACGCACCCGTTTCAGCTGCCGCAAAAAATCCGGTATGAATCCCGCAACCAGGGCTTCATGGATCCACTCGTGCCGGGCGGCAGGGGCCACCGAACGCAGGTTCTGCGTGAGCTCACCGAGATCCAGGATTTCCTGGGTCGTTGGCAGTCTCACCACGCGCTCGGGCGTCCATTCCTCCTGCCCTATCCCGATCCGGGCGTGACAGGAGAGCGCTAAAGCCAAAGATATCTTAAATAATCTCTGTGTTACGACTGTCATCATCGACTCCCATGGGCTCCGCCCCAGCCAGGCCTGGAAGGGTCCAGGCCCTTTCATCATAAAAGCAAAGAAATCGGGAGCTTTTTCCCAGCTTTCGAAATCTTACCTTGGAAACCTGGCTATCGGCAGAAGTCGCAAAAAGCTTGAGCGGAACGCTAAAATTTTCTGAAAAGAGCCGTATTTTCAGCGAGTTGACAAATGACCAATGCTCAGAGAGGGCTCCCCCATGTCACAGAACCCTCTGTTCTGGGAGCTTTGTTCACAGAACACTTTGTACTGTGAACCCCTTCCGTTTTCCCAGGTGCTGCGATACAACTCGAATCAGGAACATTGCTCAGGAGATCACCCATGAAATCGAAAGTTTTTGCAGCACTCACGACCTTATCCCTGTCATCTTTGGCTCTGGCAACCGAGGCCCGCATTCACTCCGTCTCCACCAATGGCAGTGGCTGCCCGGTCCAGGAAGGCAAGAAAATTCCTTATGGTTTTGATGGTCAATGGCTGACGCTGGAACTGAATCACGTTTCCCCTCTCAAAGTCGTGAAGGGAACAGGCATCAGTCTGGAAGAGAGCCGTAAAAACTGTGCGATCACTCTGGAGCTGAATGCTCCCGGTTATCGCTATGCGGTGGAACGCGTGGTCACTTGGGGTCAATACCAGCTGGCGCCCAACGATCAGTTCGTGGCTACCCTGAACGGATTCTTCCAAGGTGATGGGGCGACATTCTCGGCAGAGAGTGAAGCTCAAGGTCCGGTCTGGAGTCAGCAGAACTATACGTTTGATCGCTCGCTCAACGGATCGAATCTGGTATGGAGCGAATGCAGCAGCGATCGCGCTCTGACCTTGAACACTGCGGTTCGCGTTGCACCCAAAGGCAACAATGGACGCTATGCAAACCAATCGAAAGGTTCGCTTGATCGCGTCGCATTCCGCTTCATCTATCAGAAGTGTTACTGATTCGTCTGCTCAGGTTCATTGATGGTTGTATACAACGATCAATAAATGGGATCCCACACCCCATGTCATCGTCATGCGAGCCTCAGGCTAATGCTTGGGGCTCGTGCCTTTAATTCAAGGCCATGAGCCGCTCACGTGTTTCCCACGAAAATCTCTGTCCGTCTCCCACTCCTTCCAATATCTTCTGCTTTCCGCAAAACCGGTTTTTCTCCATAGCGAATGAACTGATTCTTCAAGGTGAAGAGGAGAAAAAGCGCATCATGAAAAATACTGAAGGTTGGCTACTTGACCAACACCCCTCGTTTTCAACTATCATGGGAGAAGTTTGCATATTCAAATTCAGTTGGAGGCACAAGCATGAAGATGCGCTTGATCGGGAGCATATTGCTCATCGCCAGCGGTGGATCCGGCCTGGCCGCGGAATTCGTAAGTTCCGCACGCGGCAAAGTCGTTCCCAACCAATACATCGTGCATTTTAAAGGCGAGGATGACAGCTTCTCGGCTCGCTCGATCAACCCACGCCTCATTCAGCAGAAAACCCAGCGCATCCAGGCAAACTATGGCGTGAATGTGCTTCAACGTTATGGAAGCATTCTGCATGCCGCCACCGTGAAGGCTGACGCCAGGCAGCTTCAGGATATTCTCAATGACCCGGAAGTCGCCTGGGTCGAGCCCAACCAATACGTTTATATCAATGCCTCGCAAAACAATGCGACCTGGGGTCTGGATCGCATCGATGCGCGCAGTGGTCGTGATGGTGTTTATCAATACGAAGCCAGCGGCAAGGGTGTGCATGCCTATATTATCGACACCGGTATCCGCAGCAGCCACAAGGAATTTGCTGGCCGCATGGGTCGCGGCTTCGGAACACCTCAGGACGGACGCGGAACAGAGGACTGCAACGGTCACGGCACGCACGTCGCGGGAACCGTCGGCGGCACGACTTATGGTGTGGCGAAGAATGTGACTCTTCACCCCATTCGCGTTCTCGGTTGCGACGGCAGCGGCACGAATGCTGACGTCATTGCCGGTATCGAATGGGTGGCAAGGAACGCTGAATTTCCAGCTGTGGCGAACATGAGTCTCGGCGGCAGCGTCTCCGCTTCGCTCGACCAGGCCGTGCAAAAAGCCATTGACGCAGGCATTACCTTCGTGGTGGCCGCTGGCAATGAGAATACCGACGCCTGCCGCTCGTCACCTGCAGGGGTGAAGGAAGCGATCACCGTGGGTGCGACCACCAAATCGGATGGCCGTGCCTCATTCTCGAATTATGGAAGCTGTCTGGATATTTTTGCGCCGGGTGATGGCATCACGAGCGCCTGGTCGAACTCGGATACGGGCACCAATACCATCAGCGGGACGTCCATGGCCAGTCCGCATGTGGCGGGCGCAGTGGCTCTGCATCTTGAAACCAAACCAGAGGCCAGTCCTGAGGAGCTGACGAGCGAGATTCTCGACAGCGCCACCAGCGGTGTTGTGACCAATCCGGGTCGGAACTCCCCCAACCTTTTCCTCTTTACCGATCCTGCGGGCAACACCCCTAATCCGACACCAACGCCGACACCAACGCCGACACCAACACCGACACCAACGCCGACACCAACGCCGACACCAACGCCGACACCAACGCCGACACCAACGCCGACACCAACGCCGACACCAACGCCAACTCCTGAACCATGTCCATATCCATGGCCATGGAGTATTATCTTCTGCCGTTGA